AACCTCTAGGGAACGAAACAGAAGGTCGTTCAAGTGTTGTAAGTCAAGATTTACTCGAAGTAGTAGAAGCAATACTACCAAGTTTAATGCGTATGTTTACGCAACAAGATAAGATTGTTAATTTTGAAGCAACAAAACCAGAAGATGTACCTTACGCAGAACAAATCTCTGATTACTGCAACTACATTTTTACCAAAGACAATGAAGGATTTAAAATTCTTCACTCTATGTTTAAAACAGCATTACTTCAAAAGAATGGTTTTTGTAAAGTCTATTGGAAAAAATCTAAAGGACAGAAAAAAGAATCGTATAAAAATTTAACAGAGGCAGAATACCAATCATTATTAATTGATGATGATGTTGAAGTTATTGGTGTTGATACCAGAGAAGAAGACATGATGGGAATACCACAAGTCTTATATGATGTAGAAGTTAAACGAGTAGAAAATTATTCACGCATACAAATTGACCCTGTTCCTCCAGAAGAAATATTAGTAAGCAAAAGAGCTACCTCCTTAAAAGATTGTGATTTTATTGCACAGAAAGTAGTAAAAACTGTTTCTGAATTAATCGACATGGGTTTTAATAAAAAAGATGTTGAAACTTTACCGACAGCAGAAGATCAAATGTTTAACACCGAAGCTATTACAAGACGAAGTTATGATGATGAAACATCAGACATGGATTTAACAACCATAGACCCTTCACTTCGTGTAGTGCAAATTACTGAGTGCTATATGAAAGTAGATATAGATGGCGATGGTATTGCAGAGCTTAGAAAAATTACTGTAGGTGGTAGTGGTTATAACAACTACACCATTTTAGAGAACGAAGAAATACCTTCTATACCTTTTGCAATGACTTGTGCAATTCCAATGCCTTTTCGTTTCTTTGGTTTATCGTTCTACGATTTACTTGCCGATTTACAATTAGTTAAAACAACGATACTACGAAATACATTAGACAATATGTATTTTCAAAACAATGCACGAACTATTGTTGTTGACGGACAAGCAAACTTAGATGATTTATTAACAAGTAGAGCAGGTGGTATTGTACGAGTAAAATCTCCTAATGCTGTAACACCTTTGCAGACTCCAAACTTCTTAAATGATGGTTTGGCAATGCTTGGTAAAATAGAAGAATTAAAAGAACAACGATCTGGTGTACCAAAACAAAACATGGGATTAAATCCAGACACCATTAACAAATCACATACAACAGCGGCATCAACAAATCAAATGATGAACGCATCCACACAACGCATAGAACTTATTGCAAGAAACTTTGCGGAAGGTGTGAAAGATATTTTTATTAATATTTTAACGATTGTTTGTGAGTATCAAGAACAAGAAAGAATTATACGATTACGAGGTCAGTTTGTACCAATGAACCCTCGTGATTGGACAACGAAATATGATGCAACTGTCCAAGTAGGACTTGGCACAGGGAATCAAGACCAACGATTGCAAGTTTTACAACAAGTATTAAGTGTACAAGAAAAGCTTATGCAATCTGGTGGAATGGGAACATTAGTAACTCCGCAAAATATCTACAATACCTTATCAAAATACTTAGAAAATGCAGGATATAAAGATGCGAGTCAGTTTTTTATAGACCCCTCTACTGTTCCCCCACAACCACCTCAACAAAAACAACCAGACCCTGCTATTCAACTAGCGGCTCAACAAATAGAAATACAAAAACAAAAAGCAATGGCAGACATGGATTTTAAAAATAGAAAACTAGAAACTGATAATCAAATGAAAATGCAAAAACTAAATATTGATGAACAAAAATTAGCAACGCAAGTTGTTAAAGAACAGAATGTTAATAATTTAGAAAAAGAAAAACTAGCTTCTAAAATTTTAGAACAAGGAATAAACTAATGGCACCATTTACACCTTTCATGCAAAGTACACAGGCTCAAGGGATAATAGACTCTTATCTTAACGGAGATTACAAAGCTCAACCTAATGTTAATAGTGCAGGTAACTTTCGTAATCCTTTTTTTGATTTACGAACTGAACAAGAAAACGCAGGTACATTAGACCCATCAGCTTTATATCCTAATCCACAATTAGATTTTTCTGCTGAAGATGCACCAGTTGATCCTTGCCCAAAAGGTTTTATGTTAGTTGATGGTGTATGTCAGCCAGTAGAACAATTTGGTCAATCTATGTATGATGAAAACAAAGACGATAAACCAGATGAACCTATGAGAGAATACAACTCCATAGAAGATATGAAAAAAATGAATGATTATGAATTATTAAATTATCTTGATGATGGTTTTATTAAAGGAAATAATTATGAAGCAACTATTGGTGGTCAATTTGGGATGCCTTTAATGTTTCAAGCATTATTTGGTAAACAAAACGAAATGAGAAGAAATTTTATCATGGATGAATTAACTACACGAGGATATGCTCTAGGTACACAAGATAAAAAAGAAAACGAACAATTTAATGTTGGTAATGCTTTAGGAATTATAAGTAATGCAGAAGCGGCAAATCAAGGTGGTAATAGATTAGCAACAAATCAACCTAGTATATTTACTCCAGATGAAATTAATTATCAAATACAGCAAAAAAATGAAAGAGATAGAACTAACGATCAGCAAAACTACGCAAGATCAATGACTAGAGAACAAATTATAGATAATGCAGATCAATCTGGTGGTACAAGAAATCCATTTGAAATGAATCAAGTAAATAATTCTTCTCCTAGTAATGTTGGTTACAAACCTTCACAAAGAAGAAACCCAAATATGAATAATAGATAATGGAATTAGAAAAAGAACAACAACGAGGACATAGAGCTAAAACAATATTAGAAGACGAAATATTTGTTGAGGCAGTACAAAAAGTTTCGGCAGAGTTAGACCTAGAATGGATTAGTTCTCCGATAAGAGACACAGAAGGAAGAGAAAAAATTTACATGATGAGAAAAATGTTAAATGTCCTTCTCGTGCAATTACAATCTGTAATGGAGACAGGCAAACTAGCATCTAAACAGATTAACAAATAAGGAGTTATAATGGCAGACACACCTCAAGAGGAATCTGTTGTTTCAAAACCAACCTATAATACGGAAGAAACAACACAGGCTTTCGCTACCCTTTTAAATAAAGAAACTGCGAGGAACGAAGAACCTGTAACAGAAGTATCGAAAGGTAAGGAAAGTGATCTTGAAGAAGACAACACCGAACTTACAGCAGACGATATAGATGTCAACGACATAGTAGATAACGAAGAAACTATTTCAACTAATGAAGAGACACTTTATGAAGTTACCATTAATGGTAATAAACATCAAGTTACCCTCGATGAATTAACGAAAGGTTACTCTAGGGAATCAGACTATACCAAAAAGACAATGGATTTAAGTAATCAACGCAAAGACATTGAGTCAATGCAAGGTAATTTAAAATCAGAGTTGGAAGCAGTTAAAAATTCTCGTAATCAATATGCGGAACGATTAGATGAAATATCGAAACAATTAAGCAGAGAAGAAAACATTGATTGGGAAACTCTTTACCAAGATGACCCTGCCGAGTATGTTCGCAAAAAGGCACAATCAGATATGCGTAAAGAAAAGTTGCAACAAGCACAATTTCAGCAACAAAAAATTCAAGATGAACAACGATCAGAGCAAGAGAAAGTTTACAATGAGTACATTGCAAATGAACGCAGAATTCTTGAAGAAAAATTACCAATCTATAAGAACAAAGAAAAGGGTGCAGAGTTTATTAAAAAAATAACAAACTATGCTAAAGAAAATGGTTATACAGAACAAGAACTAGCAATGATGGTTGACCACAGAGCTGTTCTTATGTTGGCTGATGCTTACAAGTATGACCAATTAAAGAAAACAAAACTTTCTGGAAAGAAAGTTAGTAATCCCCCTAAAATTGTTCGTCCTAATGCTTCCAATGTTAGAGAAGACTCTGATCAAAAACAGAATGTTGACAAGAGAATGTCAAGACTCAAACAATCAGGACATATCAAAGATGCACAAAGTGTGCTGAAGGAAATGTACTTTAACGAATAGGAGATTAGTATGGCTTTACCAGCTAATACAACAACTACCTATACTCGTGTTGGTATAAGAGAAGACCTAGCGGATGTTATTTATAATATAGCTCCAACAGAAACACCTTTTATGTCTAACGCAGGTAAAGGTTCTGCCTCTCAAACAAATTATGAGTGGCAAACAGACGGACTAACAGCGGCAGCGGCAAATGCTCAATTAGAGGGCGATGATGCGGCTAACCTTGCAGCAGTTGCAACAACTAGATTAGGAAACTTTACTCAAATATCTACAAAAGTTATTGGAGTATCTGGATCAGATCAAGCAGTTACAAATGCAGGACGAGGAGACGAACTTGCTTACCAAATGGCTAAAGCAGGAAAAGAATTAAAAAGAGACATGGAATTTACCCTTGTCGGAGACGATACATTTAAATCAGCAGGTGCAGCAGGTGCAGCTAGAGTTTTAGGATCGGTTT